TTTGACTCGTATCGGAGTGGCATCAAGGAAGGAAAAGAAAATCTATCAGTCCTGCCATATTTTACATAAGCAAGGTAGATACTATCTTGTTCATTTTAAGGAGTTGTTTGCCCTTGATGGTAAACACGCCAATCTAACAATTAATGACGTTCAACGTCGTAATCGTATTGCCCAATTACTTGCTGATTGGGGTCTTATTGGTATTGTAGATGTCACTAAAATTCAGGATATCGCTCCGCTTAATCAGATTAAAGTACTTGCTTATAAAGACAAGCAGGACTGGATTCTCGAAACTAAGTACAACATTGGGGCGAAGAAGAAAAGGGTGGAAGTAACTGAATAAAGATAAATAAAGGAAGGCAAAGGACCTTCCTTTTTTAATGAGCAGAATATTACATCACGTTGGTAGAAACGATTTTAAGAAAACTCGCCAAAGGCAGATTGGTGAGAAGAAAGAATGTGCTTCTAAAGAACTGAAGGAAAGGCAAGAAGCAGAAGCAGAAAGAAAGACAGTAGAAGAAGCAGCAAAACCTTTTAAATCTGATTGGAGATTGGATTTTCTTAGTGAGGCAATGACCACTGCTGGATTAGGTATGGTTAATCATCCTGCAGAGGGAGATGTTGATCTGGAGGGTGTTATACAAACTGCAGTTCCTGGAACTTCTGGATCTGGTGGTTCTGGTGGATCATATTCTTTTGGAACTTATGATGAAACCGGAAACGGTGGATTTGTTCTTTATTTGGATACTACAAAATATGACACTCTAAAAGTTAATGTAAATAGGGGTGATGCCAGTAGCATTCGAGTATCTATAAACGGTGGTACTTTTCAACCTTTAATATCCGGAACTTGTAGAATAACTATCTCGTCTGCAAATAGAGGAAAAAGGGTTCAATTTGCTTTTAATGCATCTAAACCGGGCGCTCAGAGTGGTTCAACTGGAGCAAGTATATCTGGAACAGCATTTCAACGTAGAACTCCAATTAATGTATTTGTTCCTCTTGATGATCCAGAGGCAAACTCCTTCATTAGAGGTGGTCTTGGTGGATCTGAAGAAAGAAGAAAAAAATTAAAAGATATGTTAGAGGCTGGTAATGAATATCTTTCTAAGTATACAAATATAACACCAAGTAAAACTTCTCCTGGTGATATAGAAATTGCTCAAATGTCACCAAGAACTGAAGCAGAGATTGATGCCATGCTTCTTAGGGGACTTGAAAGAGGTGACTATGGAACAGGTCCTCAAATTCAAAAGCAGATTGATAGTCTGAAACGTAATCAGAGGAATAACACCCCTGGTGGAATTCCAACAGCTTAGAGGTTGTTAGGAACGGCAAACCGAACACACAATTATTAAAAGTGTGCTATAAATATATGTGATTGCCTTCGGGGATCACACAACACAAACTCGCTTTTAAAGGAGCTAATAACCATGGGGAACTTAATGAAGTTTCATACGAAGGATCTGCCTGAGCTGATGGACCGTATAAATAGGTACAGTATCGGCATGGATGATTACTTTGACCGTCTTGGATCGCTACACGAGACGCAAAGTAACTACCCACCATACAATCTAGTTCAACTAAGCAATGTAGAATACCGCTTAGAACTAGCACTCGCAGGTTTTAAAAAAGAAGAAATCAATGTCTACACACAAGACGGAAAACTTTTTGTCGAAGGGCAAAGAGAAGACACAGAATCTGGAACAACATACGTCCATAGAGGAATGGCTCAAAGATCTTTCACTAGATCATGGACCCTCAGTGACGAGACGGAAGTTAGATCAGTTAGCTTTGAGGATGGGTTGTTAAGTATACAACTTGGTAAAATTGTTCCAGAACATCATCATCGAAAAGACTATCTCTAAATAATAGAGAATATCGTCGCCGCAGGGGGCAACTGGCAAAATCCAGTTAGTCCTCTATTTTCTTGGAGATTATTATGGGTTTACAAGTTAACGATTCATTAGTTCACGGATTTATTCAAAAAGAATTAGAGAGACAACAGAATCATCTAGAGATGATTGCTAGTGAGAACTTCACGTCTCCTGATGTGATGGAAGCACAAGGTTCAATTCTTACTAATAAGTATGCAGAAGGATTGCCTGGTAAAAGATACTATGGTGGATGTGAGTGGGTTGACCAAATTGAAGATCTAGCAAGAGAACGAGTAAAAAAACTATTCAATGCAGAGTGGGCAAATGTCCAACCTCATAGTGGAGCACAAGCAAATGCTGCTGTATTCCTTGCTCTTTTGAAACCAGGAGACACTGTCCTATCTCTTGACCTATCTCATGGAGGTCATCTATCCCACGGATCAAAAGTTAATATGTCTGGTAAGTGGTTCAATGTATGTCATTATGAAGTTGATGAGACTGGTAGACTGGATTACGATAGAATATTAGAACTTGCAAAGGAATGTAAACCGCAACTTATTATCTGTGGATTCTCTGCATATACTAGAACAATTGATTTTGGTAAGTTTAGATATATTGCTGATGAAGTTGGATCATATCTGTTAGCGGACATTGCACATATTGCAGGATTGGTTGCATCAGGTGTTCATCCATCACCAATTCCATATGTAGATGTAGTTACCACAACAACTCATAAGACTCTGAGAGGTCCAAGAGGTGGATTGATTATGTCTAATGATGTAGAGATGGGTAAGAGGTTGGACAAGGCAGTATTCCCAGGAACTCAGGGTGGTCCATTAGAACATGTGATTGCTGCTAAAGCAGTTGCATTCGGTGAGGCACTTAAACCAGAATTCAGAGAATATTGTCTTAAAGTTGTTGCTAATGCAAAATCTCTTGGTAGTAGATTGATTGAAAATGGTATCAATATTGTGTCTGGTGGAACAGATAATCATATTGTTCTACTTGATTTGAGAAGTCTAGGAATCACGGGTAAGTTTGCTGATCAACTTGTGAGTGAAATTAATATCACTGCAAATAAAAATACAGTTCCTTTTGATCCCGAGTCTCCCTTTGTTACCAGTGGATTACGTTTAGGTACTGCTGCTCTTACTACTAGAGGGTTTGATGAAAAAGACTTTGTTGAAGTTGCTGATATTATAGCAAGTAGATTAAACAATTATGAGAAAGATGGGAATAAAGAAGAATGCTTAAGAAGAGTGTTTAAACTTTGTGAAGGTAATCCCCTATACTAAATAAAAACTGAATATCGTCGCCGCAGGGGAAAACTGGCAAAATCCAGTTGATTCCCCTACTTTTTTGTGCTATAATCCATAGAGGAAAACAATTAATCATGGCAATTAAATTAATGCTCCTAAAGACAGGAGAAACAATTATTACGGACGCTAAAGAAGTTGTTCAAGAGGAACAGACTAGGGGTTATCTATTGAATAATCCCCAAACTGTTACAACTCAAGAGAAAACTGTCTTGATGGAAGGTGATACTTTAAATAATAACTACGAATTAGATGTAATTCTTAAATCTTGGATGCTGCTTTCTGTGGATAAAGAATTTGTAATTACTACTGATATTGTGGCAACTATTTGTGATCCATTACCATCAGTGTTGGAAATGTATCAATCTAAAGTAGCAGCAGCAAATACAGAAGTAACTCAGACTGAGGTTGTTTGATGGTTAATATTAAATGTTTGATGGTTGGCACAACCATACTCATATCAGAAATTGAAGAACTTGATGCTGAAATAGGAGATCCAGATTGTAAACTGACTAAACCGCATCGTTTTCTGAGTGTAGATAAAATGGAACCCTGGGTTGAGGCTTCTAATCAACCAGAATATATGATAAGATCTAGTGATATTCTAACTATCGCAGATCCAACACCTGAAGTAGTTGAAGCGTACTTGAAACTTACAGAATGAGATTTTACACGAACGTCCAAATGGTCGGGGATCACTTCTTGGTCCGTGGTTATGAAAATGGTCAACATTTCATGACTCGGGAGAAGTTTTACCCGACTCTTTTTGTTGCTGCTAACAAAAAAACAAAATACAAAACCCTTGATGGTGATTATGTTGAATCTGTTGATCCTGGAACTGTTCGTGATTGTCGTGAATTTATCAAACGATATGATGGTGTAGATAACTTCAAGATCTATGGAAATGAAAGATATATCTATCAGTATATTTCTGAAAAATATCCTGAAGAAGAAATAAAGTTTGATACTTCTAAGATCAAAATTTCTACAATTGATATTGAGGTTAAATCAGAAAATGGATTCCCTGATGTTGAGTCTGCCGCTGAGGAAGTTCTCCTCATTACGGTACAGGACTATACTACCAAACAAATTCGTACCTGGGGTCAAGGACCCTTCAGTAACAAACAGCAAAACGTCATCTATAAAGGTTTTAGGACTGAGTATGAACTTCTGAATGACTTCATTAACTGGTGGATGATTGAGGGAAATACTCCTGAAGTTGTTACTGGTTGGAACAGTGAACTGTATGATATGCCGTATCTGGTGCGACGTATCGATAGGATTCTGGGTGAAAAGTTGATGAAGCGTATATCACCATGGGGTCTTGTTACAGAGAAAGAAACTGTAATTATGGGTCGTAAACATATTTCATATGATGTTGGTGGTATTACTCAACTTGATTACCTAAATCTTTATAAGAAGTTCACTTATAAAGCGCAAGAATCCTATCGACTGGATTATATTGCGAGTGTGGAACTTGGACAAAAGAAACTAGATCACTCTGAGTTTGATACATTTAAGGATTTCTACACAAAGGGATGGCAAAAATTTGTAGAATATAATATAATAGACGTGGAACTTGTTGACCGTATGGAAGACAAGATGAAACTGATTGAATTAGCAATCGTTATGGCATATGATGCTAAAGCGAATTATGCTGATGTATTCTCTCAGGTTCGTATGTGGGATACGATAATTTATAATTATTTGAAGAAGAGGAATATTGTTATTCCTCCAAAAGAAAGATCCGATAAGGATGCAAAATACGCAGGAGCATATGTCAAGGAACCGATTCCAGGAAAGTATGATTGGGTG